TCATCATGCCGTGACACAAAAAATCCCGTGCCAGTAGGCGAGTAAATCAAAGACAAAGTAAAATTGCCAATCTTGAGTCTTTTGCTTTGCATTGTGTAACCCTCCAAGGTTAGGCGGCAGCTGTTAAGCTGCGGCCTTTGTTTTTGCGACATGGTTTGCCGCGGCCATAGAAACCCACGCTGGTGCATCAAGGCCAAGCCTGTTTGCGCACCGTTCTGCTAACCAGCAATGTTCGTTGTATGTATCCCAGTCGCCGTTCTCTTTGGCAACTTCGCCATCGCTAATCCAGATTGTGTACATGTTGAAATCGTTTTGGTTAGTCATTGTGAAACCCTCCAAGGTTTGTTGCGTTACATTCTACATAGGCGCATTAATCGCGCATTGCAATAGCTAAACATAAAAAAAGTTTACACATGGCCGGCAAAGCCTTACTGTGGCTTGTGTTGGGCAAGTGTTGATATTGCTTGGCTTTTGTTTTGGATGGGGTTTGTTTTGCATTTGCATACACGCACAACACACAGGACGACACGCGCTGCATTGCAACGGCGCCGAGCCTATCACACAATGTCAGGTGTGGCAAATATGTCACAGTGTTGCAGCAAAGCCACAGTCACACGCGCAACGCAAAACAAATGCACGCGCCAGCGCAACGCACAGGGGGGGCTGTTTCGGCACCCACCACCCCTGAACGCGCGCGGCCGGCTTTATATATGTTAAATACTACTATTCAACACACAGCCTAAGAGGAACCCATGACCAAGCTAACAAGGCAACGAACCGACATTATCTTATCCAGCATTGCAGACGGGCATAGCATTGTGGATGTATGCGAGGCTACTGGCGTGTCCAGGACTGCTTTCTACCAGCGTTGCAAGAAGGATGAGGAGTTTGCGGCGGCGGTGAAAGAGGCGCAGCAGTACAGTGCGGAGAAGGCGCTAGAGGAGTTAGACACATTGTACGGTGATGCTTTGCACGGAAGGAAGGATTACAATCCTAATGTGTTACGGGACTATGCGCATCATGTACGGTGGAAGGTGGGCAAGGTATTGCCTGAGAAGTTTGGCGAGGCCAAGAACCGTGCTGGTGTAGAGGTTAGTGACGGTACTGTGCGGATATTGTGGGAGAGTGACAGTGGCACAACCAGTTAAGATACCGTACAAGCCGAGGGGTTTGCAGGCAGAGATGCACAATAACCTGAAGCGTTGGAATGTGTTGGTGATGCACAGGCGCTTTGGAAAGACTGTGTGGGCTGTCAATGAACTTATCAAGAAGGCGTTGACCTGTGAGTTGCCGAGGCCAAGGGTTGCGTTTGTGGCACCTACTTTTACGCAGGCCAAGAGGATTGCTTGGGATTATGTTAAGTATTATGCAGGCGTCATACCAGGCGTTAGGTTTAATGAGACTGAACTACGGGTAGACTTTCCTAATGGTGGTAGGTTGATGCTGTTGTCTGCGGAAAATCCTGATTCCCTTCGTGGCATTTATTTAGATATGTGTGCGTTTGATGAATTTGGGATGCAGAATCCGAGGGTATGGGGGGAGGTTGTTAGGCCGGCACTATCTGACAGAGAGGGGGCGGCTGTATTTTTAGGCACCCCAGCGGGACATAATCATTTTTTTGATTTGCTAGAAACAGCCAGGAAACAACAGGAGGAGGGTTCCGACCAGTGGTATCACAAGATAGTCAAGGCTAGTGAGAGTGGGTTGGTAAAGCCTGACGAGTTGAGGGCCGCTAAATCGCAGATGACACCGGAACAGTATGAACAGGAGTATGAGTGTTCGTTCACCGCTGCCATTATTGGCGCTTATTACGGCAAGTTATTGGCAGATGCAGAGGATGATGGTAGGATAACAAGGGTGCCTTATGACCCTGCTTATCCTGTGCATACTGCTTGGGACTTGGGCATTAATGACAGTACAGCCATTTGGTTTGCTCAGATTTTTCGTGGCGGGGCTGTTAATATAATTGATTACTATGAGAACAGTGGTGTTGGTTTAGACCATTACGCAGATGTTCTTAATAGGAAGGACTACAATTACGGCGACCATTTAGCGCCGCATGACATTGAGGTGAGGGAGTTGGGGTCAGGCAAGTCCAGGTTAGAAACGGCGTATACTCTGGGCATTAAGTTTCGCGTCATTCCTAAGATGAAAGTTGCTGATGGCATAAATGCTGCGCGTATGCTATTACCTAAGTGCCACTTTGATAGGGATAAGTGTACTGAAGGCTTGGAAATGTTAAGGCAATACAGGCAAGAGTATGACGAACGTAAGAAAACTTTTCGTGACCAGCCGCGACATGATTTTACATCACATTCAGCCGATGCGTTTAGGTATCTTGCTATTGGCATTGAAAATAGGTCTAACTACACAAAACCGCCGCAACAGGTAACTATGAACGAATACAATCCATTTGCATTATAAGGAGACAATTATGGGTTTTTTACGTCCCAAATCAACACCACCACCACCACCGCCACCATTGCCACCAGTTGTAGATGAGGCAAAGGCTGCGACTTTAGCGGAAGAAGAAGTGCAGACACAGCGCCGCAGGCGTAAGGGTAGAGGCTCTACCATTGTTGCTGGTGCTTTAGGTGATTCAGCCGCACCTGGACAACCGCCCACTTTAATGGGGTAAGACATGCAAGATTACGTTAAAGGACTTGTTAAGCGTTTTGATTACATCAAGGCGCGGCGAGATAACTGGGATACGCATTACCAAGAGTTAGGCGATTACATGCTGCCAAGAAAGGCAGATATTGTAAAGAAGCGTTCTCGCGGCGAGAAGCGTATGGAACAAATCTTTGATGGAACTGCTTTGCAAGCTGTGGACCTTTTGTCTGCATCTTTGCATGGTATGCTGACAAGTGGGGCTTCTCCCTGGTTCCACTTAGACGTCAAAGATACAGAGTTAAACCGCGATGATGAGGTGCGCGAGTGGTTGCAAGACACTAGCGCCCGCATGATGAGGGCCTTTAACCAGTCTAACTTTGAAACAGAAGTGCATGAAATGTACGTTGACCTGGTTGTGTTTGGCACAGGCTGTATGTTTGTCGAGATGGACAAGGGTCATTTGCGGTGTAGCACAAGGCACATATCAGAGTTCTATGTCCAAGAAGACCAATATGGAATAGTTGATACGGTATTTAGGAAATATTCTATTAGCGCTGTAGCTGCTGTTCAACGATTTGGTATTGACTCTGTTGGCGAACACATCAAACGTGTTTATGAAAAAACTCCAGATGAAACTGTTGATATTCTGCATTGCGTTACGCCAAGGGTGGATAGAGACCCTAGCAAAGCAGACAACAAGAACATGCCGTTTATGTCTGTGTATATTTGCATGAAGACTAAAATGGCTATTTCAGAAGGTGGGTTTGAAGAACTGCCTTATGTTGTACCTCGGTTCTTGAAAGCCACTGGCGAGGTTATGGGTAGAAGCCCTGCAATGGTTGCGCTACCAGACGTTAAGATGTTGAATTTAATGTCTAAAACCATTATTCAAGCTTCTCAGAAAATGATAGACCCGCCTTTGTTGGTTCCTGATGACGGCTTTTTATTGCCTATTAGGACGCAACCTGGTGGCCTAAACTTCTATCGCGCTGGTTCTAGGGACACAATTACGCCATTAAATACGGGTGCTAACATCCCTATTGGGTTGTCTATGGAAGACCAGCGAAGGCAAGCTATTCGTTCTGCTTTCTTTGTTGACCAATTACTTGTTGGTGGCTCACCTAATATGACAGCAACAGAGGTTATCCAACGCCAAGAAGAACGCATGAGGGTAATAGGCCCTGTGCTAGGCAGATTGATGAACGAGATGTTGCGGCCACTAATAGACAGGGTGTTTGCTTTAATGGTTAGAGAAAACTTATTAATGCCAGCGCCTGAGATATTGCAAGGGCGGGATGTAGATATAGAGTATGTGTCGCCTCTAGCTAGGGCCCAGAAATCTAGTAGTCTTAACAACACCTTAAAGGCTTTAGAAGTGCTGATGCCGTTAGCGCAGTCTCTACCTGTTGGCGACCACATCGACCCTGACGGGTTGGTTCGCCATATCACTGAGGCACTTGGAGTTCCAAAGACTACACTTAAAACTCAACGTGAAGTGAACCAGGTGCGACAAGACCGTGCAGAGCAACAACAAGCAATGATGGAACGCGAAGAATTATCACGCGATGTTGCGGACGGCGCACAAGCAGCGCAGGCAGTCAGGATGGTTTCTAAGTGAACAAAGAGATAGAAAAGCTAAAGTTTATGTATAAAGAAGCCTTTGAAGACGAAGGCGGCAAAAAAGTCCTGTCGGACTTAGAGGCGCGGTGTAACTACCGTGCTTCTAGCTATGTGCCTGGCGATGCCAATGCCACAGCTTTTGAAGAAGGAAAACGTGCTGTTATCCTTCATATCCACAATATGATGAAAGAGGAGTAATTATGTCACTAGAGAACACCGAACAGGTAGCCCAGCCAGAGATGGAGACCCCTGCGGAGGTTGCATCAGGCGGGTCTGGTAACGAGTTTCTAAACATGATACCAGAAGAACTACGGGACCATCCTAGCATTTCGCCTATAAAAGATGTTGAGAACCTAGCCCGTTCCTATGTAAACGCGCAAAGATTGATTGGAACCGATAAGATTCCAATGCCCAGCAACCCTACAGAGGAAGATTTAGACAGAATTTATGACCGCCTTGGCCGCCCAGAGACACCACAAGACTATGGGATAGCCGCTGACGGTTCTGTAGTTACGGAAGAAGTAGCTAAAGAATACTCAGATATTGCGCACAAACTGCGCCTTACACCCGACCAAGCGCAGGGTGTTCTTGAATATTACCGCAGTACAGTGGAAAAGACCGGAACTGCAACAGTTGAGATGGCTGAAGCTGCTAGAGAAGCAACGGTTTCTTCTTTAAAGCAAGAGTGGGGCCGCGCTTTTGACCAAAAAGTAGAAGCCGCTGCCAAGGTTGCACAGGAATTTGGCAACCCAGAGATGTTTGATATCACTTTGCAAGATGGTTCTAAACTAGGGGATAACCCTGAGTTTATTAAAGCATTTGCAAAAATCGCTGATTTCAGGCAATCTGTGACCAGTGAAGACACTGTTGCAGAAATGTCACAGTCAAATGTAATGACGCCAGCGGATGCAAAAGCTGAGATTGACGCCATTATGAATGACAGAAATGGACCATACTGGGACAGAAAGAATTTAGTGGGCCGCCAACAGGCGGTTGCAAGAGTACAAGAATTATGGGGCATGGTGCATGGATGAGTTAGATAGACTCAATGTACGCCTCGATTGTTTACGGATTGCTGTAGAGTTTGGCTCTCAGCGAGATGTAATGAATCCTAACGCGCTCGCAGAAAATTATTATGAGTGGGTTATGCAGGGTAGCGAGGCAACTCGTCCTGGCGACAATCGGAAAGACGATGGCCCTAAGTCGGCCAAAAAGACCAGGAGTGTCCGAGATACGGGTAGCACACCGCAAAGTTCAAATGTAAATGTGTAACTAAAAGGAGGACAGTATGTCCACACAAGTAACCACAGCATTTGTACAACAGTATTCTGCAAACGTGCAGATGCTATCACAGCAGATGGGTTCTCGTCTGCGTGATGCGGTTCGCGTAGAAACTGTTGTCGGAAAAGATGCTTTCATCGACCAAGTTGGCGTTGCTACAGCCCAGCTTCGGACAACCCGTCACCAAGACACACCACAGATTGACACCCCACACTCACGGCGTCGTCTAACCTTGGCTGACTACGAATATGCAGACCTAATTGACGACCAAGATAAGGTTCGCATGTTGATTGACCCAACATCAGCTTATGCAATGGCATCTGCTGCTGCTATGGGCCGTGCAATGGATGATGTTATCATTACTGCTGCACTTGGTACTGCCGCAACAGGTGTTGCTGGTGCCGGTTCTGCTACCATTACCAACACAATTGCACAAGGTAATACAAACCTGACACTTGCAAAGCTTCGTGAAGCCAAGCAGTTGTTGGATGCTGGTGATGTTGACCCATCAATCCAGCGTTACCTAGCTTGTGGCCCAAGCCAAATCCAGTCTTTGTTGGCTGATACGACTGTTACGTCATCAGACTTCAATACTGTTAAGGCGTTGGTGCAGGGTGACTTGGATACCTTTATGGGCTTCAAGTTTATCATGACTAACCGTCTAGCAACCTCTGATGGTTCAGAGACAGACGATGTTCGTGATTGTTTTGCATGGGCAGAAGACGGTATCACTCTGGGTATTGGTAAAGACATCTCTGCCCGTATTGACGAACGTGCTGACAAGGGTTACGCGACCCAGGTCTACTACTGCATGTCAATCGGTGCGGTTCGGATGGAAGAAGCAAAGGTTGTTAAAATCCTTTGTGACGAATCTCCAGACTAAGACTAACGGGGTGGCACGGGTTTCTGTGCTGCCCCATTCACTGCCTAATTGGAGGGTAACATGATGAAACCGTGCGGAGACTTCCGCTGGGATTTAGAAGTAGGCCAAATAGCTGAGCAATGGCTTGGAGGCATATTAAGTGGAAACACTATAGAGGTGAAAAGAGATTTTGTAGCTTCACGAACTGGTAATGTGTTTGTGGAGTTTTTTTGTAGAAACAAGCCTAGCGGGTTGGCAACAACGCAAGCAACGCATTGGGCGTTTATACTTGATGACGAAACTGTGGTATTATTACCAACAGAAAAGTTGAAAACGATAGCAAGAGAAGCATACAGAAAACGCGGCCCTGTCATTGGCGGCGAGAAGAATTTAAGCAAGGGCGTACTGATTAGAGTTGAAAGGCTAGTGAACCATGCCATCAGTTGTTGATATTTGTAATGAAGCTATGGATTTGCTTGGCGCAGCAACTATCACGGCTCTGACAGAAAACTCAAAAGAAGCTAGGTTATGTAACCGTAGGTTTGAAACTGTGCGTGACCAAGTGCTAAGAGCGCACCCTTGGAACGCAGCCATTACTAGAAAAGCTTTGGCGCGTGATAGCGTGGCACCCGACTTTGGTTTTAAGTACCAGTACACATTACCGACTAATCCTTATTGTTTGAGGGTATTATCGTTCTGGAATACAAATGTAGACAACCACATTGCTGCATACGATTCCCAAAATATGTTCAAAGTAGAAGGCCGCAAGATACTAACGGACGAAGACGTTTGTAAGATTATTTATGTAAGCAGGCTAACTGACACTGAACAATACGACAGTTTGCTTTCTAGCACAGTTGCACACAAGCTGGCATCAGAAGTAGCGTATGCCATCACTGGCAGTAATTCTGTTGCGCAACAAATGTTTCAGTTATATCAAGCACGGTTAGCAGAGGCCAGGTCTATGGACGCTGCCGAAGGTGTGCCTGACAAAATCATTGCAGACTCATTTATAAATTCAAGGTTCTAAGATGGCTAGAGTTTCATCAATTGTAACTAGCTTTCAAGCCGGTGAACTATCGCCTCGTCTTGAGGGGAGAATAGACCTACAGAAATACAGTGCTGGCGCGCAAACTTTGCAGAACATGGTGGTGTTTCCACAAGGCGGGGTTACTAGACGGCCTGGCACTTACTATGCGGGTTCATCTAAAAGTGGTGGCAAAGTACGTCTAATACCCTTTGAGTTTAGTGATGAGCAGGCATATGTGCTTGAGTTCGGTGCTAACTATATCAGGTTTTTCCAGGATGGTGCGCTGCTAGAAAGCGGTGGCAGCCCTGTAGAAGTGGTAACAACATATAGTGTTACGGATATATTTGAAATCAATTTTGTTCAATCTGCTGACGTAGTTTTTCTTGCGCATAAAGACCATAAACCCGCAAAGCTAACGCGAACCACTGCTACTAGCTTTACGCTAACGGACATAGATTTTGTTGATGGCCCCTACCTTGATGAAAACATCACAAGCACAACTCTTTACGCAGATGCTGACACAGGCAGCGTAACAATAACAGCATCCGCAGGCTTGTTTACCAGCGCTGACGTTGGACGTTTATTGCGATTCCGCGAGGTGCTTGAGGTAACATATGATGCGTGGGCTGCGGCTACAAGTTATAGCAACAATGATTTTGTCCGTTATAACGGGCATGTGTATAAGAAAGTATCAAACGGCACCAAAACATCAGGTAATACGCCTCCTGTGCATACGTCAGGGACCGAAACCTATGGCGATATTGACTGGGAGTATAGGCACGATGATACTGGCCATGTAGAAATAACAGCGTTTACTTCCGCGACAGTGGTAACAGCCACGGTAAAAGAAGATGATGGTGGTGTATCTGTGTTGCCTCACAATATTGTTGGTGCCGCTAATGCAACAACAAAATGGTCTTTGGGGGCTTTTGGCGGCGACCAGGGCCAGCCACGGGCTGTAGCCTTTTATGAGGAAAGGCTTTACTTTGCTGGAACAATAGGCAAGCCCCAATCAATATTTGGTTCTGTCACGGCAGATTTTGAAAACCATACGCCTGGCACAGAAGACGATGATGCTGTAAATGTCACAATCTCCTCTGACCAAGTTAATATTATCAAACACATGATTCCTGGGCGTTTCTTGCAAATTATGACTAGCAGCGCAGAGTTTACCTTATCAGGCGGCACTGGCACAACGGCCGTTACGCCCACTAACTTGAATGTACTTAGAGAGACTACCTTTGGTTCTGGTGATGTCAGGCCATTACGGGCTGGCGCAAGCACAATTATGATTCAAAAAGGTGGGGAAAAAGTAAAGGAAGTTACCTTTAGCTTAGATACGGATGGCCTAGTGGGCAGAGATTTAACCGTGTTAGGAGAACATCTTGTAAGAGGTGGGGTAACTGATATGGTTTGGCAGCAAGAGCCGGAACTTATCTTATGGTTTGTCAGAGGTGACGGCACGCTAATTGGGCTGAGTTACGACCCTGCAAACAATACTATAGGGTGGCACCAACACCCATTAGGCGGCAGTGGTGTTGTCGAAAGCATAACAGCCATTCCAAGCGGCACTGAAGACCAGGTTTACCTGTCTGTTAAGAGGACAATAGATGGTTCAACCGTGCGTCACATTGTGTATATGAAGTCTATATATTTCAACCAGGATGTAGGCGATGCTTTTTATGTAGACAGCGGTATCACATATGATGGCGCAGCTACCACAACAATAACTGGGCTTGACCACCTTGAAGGTGAATCGGTGCAGATACTGGCAGACGGTTCCACACACCCAGATAAAACTGTTTCAAGCGGGAGTATTACGTTAGACCGCCAAGCAAGTAAGGTGCATGTCGGGATGTCTTACAACTCTCTTGTGGAAACATTAAGGTTAGAGGCTGGCGCAGATGACGGTATTGCGCAGGGGAAAATCAAGCGTATCCACGGTATTACAGCCAGGTTCTTGGACACTGTGGGGGCAGAACTTGGGCCAGATGTAAATAATTTAGACAGGCTGCCATTTAGAGATAGCAGTATGTCCATGGATACAGCGGTTCCATTGTTTAATGGGGACAAAGAGATATTCTTCCCATCTGGATATGAGAACGATGCGCAAGTTGTTATCAGGCAAAGCCAGCCATTGCCTATGACAATCGTTGCTATAATGAGAAGGTCAAACACGTTCGATGCTTAGAATAGTTCCATTTGATTCAAGTTTTGTTAATAGCATAGAAACTGACTTTGAGTTCCCAGAAAGCATGCGGGCTGCTTTCAACAACAGCAACCAAGTCGTAGGCTATGCGATTATGGGCAACAAGCAAGTTATAGCTGTTGGTGGCATACACGAAATGTGGGATGGTGTTGGCGAAGGTTGGGTTGTTCTGTCTAAACATGCGCCGAGTTGGAGGCTGTCATTAGCTAGGTATGCTAGAACGCTATTTAATAGTATACTGGAAACAACAGATTTGCACCGTGTACAGGCAAGTATTCATGTAGGAAATCCAGGCGCTATTAAGTTTGCTGAGTGGATGGGATTTGAGAATGAAGGAATTATGCTTAAATTTGGGCCAGACGGTAGTGACTACTATCGCATGGCAAGGGTGATGTAATGGAACCTTTAACAATGATTTCAGTCGGAGCCTCTGCGCTTGGTGGAATTATGGGTTTCAAAGGAAACCAGGCCGCCGCCACCGCTGCCCAGCAAACGGCAGAGTACAATGCCAAGGTTGCGGAAAATGAAGCTGTCCTTTTGCGCCGCGCAAAGGTCGATGAAGAAGCCAGTCTTAGACAGCAATCTGACCGCCTTATAGCAACCCAACGTGTCGCCACTGCGAAAGCCGGTGTGCAAATGTCCGGCAGCCCCTTTGAAGCGTTGCGCGAGTCTTATTTTAACCGTCAAATGGATGCGGTAAAAATACAATATGCTGGCAATGTAGAGGAAGCTGGTAAAGTAGCGGAGGCTGCGCTTTCCCGCGCCTCAGGACGGGCCCGTGCTACAGCACTGAAGACGCAAGCATATCAATCATTACTATCGGGTGCAAGCAAAGCAGCCAATATTTTAGCGTGAGGTACTAATGCCTAAGATTCCAGTATACGAACAACAGGTAAGATTAGCTACTGGTTCACTAGGGCCACGGGCAAGCAGCGCTGACTTTGAAGCACCGGGTAGGGCTATGGCTGCGCTTGGTGAACAGGTTTCAAGCATAGCTAATCAATTTGGAATGGCTGAAAAAGAAGCGGAAACAAAAGCTAAGACCGCTGGCCTGGAAAACGAGGTTCTTGAAAAGACTGCGCAGTTCCAGGAAAAAAATCAAGACACTACCACAGGGGCAGCAAAGCAGAGATATGACGCTGACATTTCCACGCCTACTCTCCAAAGCATTGATGAGATGGATTTGTCTCGCAATCAAAAACGGACAATAAAGGTTAAGCTGCAAAGGCAGTTGATTAAAGGGTCTTTAGCTGTTCAGCGAAAAGCGTCTGATAACGGTCAGATTGTTCGTGGTGGAATGGCAGACGAAAGGTTGCTTAAACTTCAAACAGAATTTGCAACAACATCAGACCCTGATTTAAAAGCAATAGTGAGTAAAGAAGCTAACGAGTTAATTGCGCAGTCTCAACTTGCTGGCGACAGAATAACTTACAATGCTAAGTCTTGGAGGAATGGCGCAGTATCCGAGGACGTTGCTACAAGAACAAATGCCGCTTCTTCATTTCAAGATTTTGAGGACGCCAAGAAAGCTGTGAAGGAAAACCCTGGGTTTACGCAGCTTGAGGTGGCGCAGCAACAGGCCATCATTTTGACAAAGCAGTCTGCGTTTGTAACCGAACAGAAAAAGCGAATAAACGGCCAAGTTTTTGCAGCAATGATGAGTGAAGATGAATTTAATGACGCAATGAACCAAGCTTCTACAGGCGACATTGTTATTAATCGTGATGATGAGCAAATAGTGATTTCACTTGCTGGCCTACCGACAGATGAGCGCCTTAACATTGTTACGTCAATGAGAACACAGCGCAACATTAAGGTTACTGAGGATGAACGTGAAACTGTGGAGTTGTATTCAACAACTTTTGTTGACGCAAGCCCAGCCGCCCTGCAAGGCAACTTAGATGATTTGCGTGCTGGCACTGGCTTTGCTGAAGGCATGAGTCTAAGGGTAAGAAATGCGCTTGAGACTATAGTTAATACTCAAATTCAAGACCGTGTGCCAATGGTTACGTCACAGATAGCTAGCAATACATCGGCTATAAAGTCACGCCTAAGTCTTAGCAACGGAGTTCCTGACGAAGACACTAGCGATGACATTCAAGAGACTATTGGTCTTTTTCACTCACTGGGAGATGCTGCTGGAGCAATTAAGTTTGCAAGCGAGGTTGAGGCAATTTCCTCTGCTGGCGCTTTGTATTCTTCAGTAAAATACAAGTCTGACGCCGCTATATTAAAGGCTGGATTAGCCTTAAAACAGGAGATAGGCAGAAAGGGCGCGACTGTAGAAGAAGTAAACAAAGCACAGGCTACGCTTGCTGCACTTAATGGTATGCTTGTAAACAGGAAGCAAGCTATCCAGAAAGACCCAGTTGATTTCCTTCAGTCTGAAAATAGAAATGACTTGCGTGACCAAGAAGCAACCCTAACAACAAAACAGCTTATAGAAAAACAAGTCGCCATGAACATTCCTGATGGTGATATACGCATATTGTCGGACGCCCAAGTTACAGCTTTCCAAACTCAATACAAGGGATTGACAACTTATGCAGATAAGTCTGATTACGCGGTGAATTTCTTATCAGCCTACAATCCCGCTGACCAAAACAGGATTATGCGTAATTTGATAAAGTCAGATGCTATCACACTTGTAGATTCTATGATTATAGCTAACCCAAACAACGCAGCAATGTTTGCCGTTGATGCTGCAAACGCCCCAGAAAGTGCAAAGGCTATATCTGCTTTGTTCACGCCCACAGAACGCAAGGATGTAGCGGCGTTAGTCTCTGCAAACAATACTGATTACACTGGTAGCGTGATTGGCGGTCAAATAGAGGGTATGGTTAGCCGTGGGGCTACATCAGCGCGGATGCTTCACGCGACAACCATGAACTCAATAATCACCAACACTGCGCTTTATTACAAGTCAGTGGACACAACAATCAGTGACAGTGACGCTGTAGAGAAGGCAATCAACACGGTTGTAAATAGCCAGTTCTCCTTTGGTAGTGTAAATGGCAAGCCATTGCGGTTTCCAAGTGGCATGGCTTCTGATGCTGCTGGAGTAGCTAAAAAGCTAGAAAGTTCTTTGTCTAATACCGAGTATCTAGGTTCCATTGTTGATGTGCCGGCTGATTCTCCGTTCAGCAAAAAACTGCCCCCAGCCGAAGCTGAACAGGCATATGCTTCTGAGTTGGCTAACTCAGGGTATTGGGTGACTACATCAGATAACCAAGGGGCATATTTAGTAGACCAGAATGGCAACATGGTCCCAAGAAAGGCCCCTATTGATGGATTTGACGGCGCAGCAATTACTCCGTCAGATATGTTCGTTATGGTTAAGTTTGCTGACGTTAAGTCCACTGTTGACGAAACCAACATGCTTAAAGAGGCGAGGCCAGTTATAGGGTTTGATAGAATATCAGCCACCGCAGAAATTTCGCTAAAAGAAAAAAGGCCGATATTCTAATGGTTGATATGTATATTCCAGAGCAGAGTTTTGATAGGGCATCGCATGATAGCTACTACAGTAACTCTAAGGTAGGCACGTTAGATGTGCTTGGCGCAACTTTGGACGACACCCTTTACTACAATCCTGGCGCCGCGGCAAATAGGTTCCTAGAACAGTACGACAGGACTGCCAAGTCGGGAAAGGTGCTGACCCCAGAGGAGTGGGCAGAGAGCCAGTTTTATCGTGAAGGTATCACAGTTGATGACACAGGTATTACTGAAGGTTTAGCCAAGATAATGGCAGACCGTAGTGACAAACGTGCAATTATAAACTCCACACTTTCGAGGTCAAAGGGTGGTTTTGGCTTAATGGCAGCGCAGTTTGGTGTCGGGTTTGCCGGTTCTTTAGTTGACCCACTCAATGTGGCAAGTGGTTTTATACCCGCCCTTGGCGCGGCAAGGATGGCGACAATGACCGCCAGGATGACGGCCAAGTATGGCAAGACTGGTGGTAGACTTGCTGCTGGTGCCATAAACGGCACTGCTGGCGCAGCTATACTAGAACCATTGATTCTTGGTCAAGCCGCTTCAGAACAGTACGGCTTCGGCATGGCTGCGTCTATGGATGCTGACTATGGTTTGATGGACAGCTTCTTAAACCTGACGTTCGGCGGCATCTTGGGCGGCGGCATACATTATGGCGTAGGAAAACTGTCTGACAGAATTGAGGCATCTGCTGCAAAAGATGAGGCTTTGGCAAGGTCAGTAGCCCAAGCCGCGTCAGGACAACCGATACAGGTAGGCCAGATTATTGCGCAGACAGAGGCGAAGTCTTTGGAAGACACGCTTCAACGGGCAAACGAAAGAATAGCCAGAGACAGACCGGACGTTGCTGCTGTTGAAAGAACAGTAGACCCTGATACTGGCGAGATTACTAGCGAACAGGTGACTGCCCGTAGAGAGGCCAAGCCAGACACCCCGGATGTCCAGCGCAAGGGAACGGCGCTTCCCAAGATATTAAAGGCAGAAGAACCTCGGTCACTATTAAAGTTCATATCCGATATGGGTGGGATATGGACTGGTGAAAAGCTTATCACAGAGGTCAAGCGGGCTGCTGGAGTTAGGTACAAAAGCATTGCAAACAAAAGCCAAGCAGCAAAAACACAGGTGCGCGGCAAAAAGAAAATTACTGAAAAAGTAAGGCCAGGTGGAAAGACCTTGGATGACATGCTTACCATGGCTAGGGAGGAAGGGTTCTTACCCCCAGCAATGGAAGGTGTGCCTGACGATATAGGTATAAACGACTTGCTTGAACTGATTGAATTGGAGGCGCGTGATGGCGTAAAGCAGTATTCTGATGCAGATGTTGGGCAAGTCCAAGCATTTGAAGATGCAGCGCAGCTTCAGACCGCCGCGAGACAGTTTGGCATAGACCCGAAGGGGTTAGATGACGATTCCTTTTTAAAGGCAGTGCAAGAAGCCGCAGATAACCAAGAGTATATTGATTTTAACACAAGTGCAGTAGAGGGCCGTGTCGAGGATGCCAACACAATGCCTATCTACGATGGCGGCGAACTAACAGAGGCAGAGTCCGTAAAACTGCAACAAGAATCGCAGATACACGACTACAATCTGGGTGAAGATGCTGACGCAAGGCCTATCCTGGATGAGATGGATAAAGATGGTGTTACCCCACCGGAACTTGACCCTGTTGTCTTAGCCCGTGAAAACGAGTTATTGCAGAATGACGTAGACCAAATGGCAGACGCGGGTGTTGTTATCCCACAGGACTTTATTGACGCTATTGGTGACGCTAACGATTTAGTAACAAAAGCAGACACTGTGTACGATGACATGACACGGGCTGGTGTGGTTTGCATGAATAGGAACTATAAAGGATGAGTATTCAAGTTTGCGCAGCAGAGGTTCTTAGGGTTGCTATTGATGGCGGCATCCAAGTGCCAAAGGAAGAAATTAACGATATTCTTAAATCCGTCAAAAGAAAGATTGATGGACGTGGGGCTGTTGATGGAGAAACTGAGTTACAAAAACTTATCCTGGAAGCCCAGACAGAGATATCAACCCAGGCAAAAGTTAACGCAGCTATTAAAAAGCGCAACGCACTAATCAACGCCCGTGTATACGGCAAGGTGATGACCGCTTTAAAGTCAGACCCAGACAATCCGCAAAGAGTTTTGTCGGCTATAATGGTGGGTGATGCACGGCGTGGATTGTTTAGTGTGGATGCGCAACAAAAAGCCATTCTTCTGGAACATGCCGGTGGGCTGGTCGCTGAGTTAAAAAAGCACGACAACTTAGACATTTTTAAAAGCGGTGATTTGGACGGTAAAATATACCAGGAAATGTTTGACGGTCTTGGTTCATCAGGAAACAAAGAGGCGCGCCAGATAGCCGAGGCTATACAAAAAGTCCAGAACCGCATGTTGAAAAGGAAAAACCGTGGCGGCGCAGCCATTCGGGAACTGTCTAATTATGTGGTACGGCAGAACCATGACCCGCTATTGCTGCGGGGAAAGGGGCTTGAACAGGATAAGGCGGACTGGATTAACTTTGTTAAGGAGCGCATAGACACTAAAAAGACTTACATGAACAAACCGGAAGACATGTCAGAAGACGAGTTTTTAGGCAACATGTACGACAACCTAGTGTCAGGCAATCACATGAAAGCTGACGGCATTTACGGGCAAGATGGCAGCTTAGACCCTCTAGGTGGTTACAAAGGGTATGCAAACCTTGCAAAGAAAATGAGTGCCGAAAGGTTAATACATTTTAAAAATGGTGAGTCCGCGTTTCAGTATGCTAACAAATACAGCCGCCAACCTTTGCGAGAGGCTGTATATTCTGGGCTAGGACATGATGCGCAAAGCATAGGTTTGATAGAGACATTTGGCACCAACCCAAAAGCCATGTTTGATAGAATACTTAAAGA